GTTGGTGTTGGCGTTGGTGTTGGCGTTGGTGTTGGAGTTGGTGTTGGTGTTGGCGTTGGCGTTGGTGTTGGTGTTGGACATTTACTTGGTTTTATTATACTTGTCTCTCCATCATTAAGACCGGATATATCACCACAAGTATCTCTATCTGGAAACCAGTAACAACTGTTAAATATACTACTTCCACCTGTACACAATTTACAATCATCATATTGACTACAATTATTCTGTCCACCAATTGTGAAATATTCACGTTTACTCAATAAAAAACATATAAAAACAATTACTCCAAATAATAAAATATACCTCATCATATTATAAGTTTAGGAAATAAAAATTTAATTATTCTAATACTATTATGGATAATATAGATAAATTATCAAATGAACAGTTAATACAAATCATAAAAAAATACAAAATATGTGAATTAAAACCTATGTCCAGGGAACAAGCGTTAGGATATGTTAAAAGATTTATGGAATCAAAAACAACTACTAAATCTGTAACAGTAAATAAACCACGTCAACGACGCAATTCCACTGTAAACTCAACACAAGTAAAAAGAGAAGGTATTCCACAAAATGACATAAAACACATTAGAGATAGAAGAATGTCAGAACCGTCAACAAATCGAGAAAAAGTAGTTGCAAAACAAGATTCACAAGATAAACAAACTCAAAATAGAGAAACAAATCGAGTCATACAAGAATTAAATAGAAAAATGCCTCAATATGATAATGTTGGATTATATCCACCAGCAAAACGTTTAGTAGCAATAGGTGATGTTCATGGAGATTTAAAAGTCACTTTAATTGTTTTAAAATTAGCAGAAGTTATCAGTAAAGATATTTTTCCATCTAACTTTAATATTAATACAATAAAGTGGACGGGTGGCAATACTTGGATAGTTCAAACAGGAGATCAAATTGATCGTTGTCGTCCAGATAATTGGAATAATGATTGTATTGAAGACTTAGATGATGTTGAAGAAGATGAAGGTAATAATATGGTAATAATTAAACTGTTTCATTTATTAGATCAACAAGCACAGAAAGAAGGTGGTCGTGTAATTACTTTATTGGGAAATCATGAATTAATGAATGTTGATAGAGACTTTAGATATGTTTCACCAAAAGAATTTTTAGAGTTTGTTCCACAAAGTGATAGAACTAGTCGCTATACAAAAGATGGTTTGCCACTTGGATATTATCATCGTTTGAAAGCATTTGAAAGAGGGGGATCACTTGCTCGTTTTTATGCACAACATAAAAAATCAGTAGTTCAAGTAGGTAGTTGGTTATTTGTTCATGGTGGATTCAGTCACGCAATGGCAAAAAAATTAACAATACATGAAATAAATATATTAGTAAAAAAATGGTTATTAAAACAAACCGATGAACGAGAAGAAGAATTATTTGATGAAATATTTAGAGGAGATGATGATATTAGTCCTTTTTGGTGTCGTTTATATGCAGAAGAAGATAATGAGGATGAAAATACAGAAAGAGGTTTCAATCATTTAATGGAAATATTAAATAAAAGAAATAAACGATTAATGCCAATACGTGGAATGATTATAGCTCATACACCACAATATATGCATGATAGATATTTGAACTCTAGGTATAATAATAGATTATGGAGAATAGATGTAGGAATGTCACGAGCATTTGGAAAGCACGGATGTGAAGGTGATAATAAATACAGACAAATACAAGTATTAGTTATTAATAATGACAATACATTTGAAGTTAAAAAGCAACCTTTTCATGGTAGACAATTTGCTCCTGGAATGGGTGAACGTGCAGAATTAACGAAACCAGATTTTTTATAAAAACTTGGTTTAACTACATTGTTGAGGATGTACTTTACAGTACTTACGCATGATGGCATCTGACACTTTACTTTCCCAATCTACATGGTTAATTACATATTTTTATCTTTTGGAGAAAAATCTGGATATATTCAAGTCAACCATCACTTCTGCAAAATCTTACATTGTAGCTCATGTTGTTTACAATATACTTTTTTTAATTTCATTGACATTTTAGTACTCCATTCTATATAATTAATTACGTGTTTTTTATCATTTGGAAAAATTTCTGGATATATTCTACCATTACTTTCAATAATTGGAAAGCTAAAATTTTCATATATATCAGTTTTCATATGTGAAGTTTTAATTGATTGATTAATAGCATTTATATGTATTTTCATAATTCCTCCATTTTTTCCATGTGAATTTTTAATAATCCAATATTCTCCATATTCATTATTTCCATATCCTATTAAACATACAGCATGATGAATATCCAATGTATTAGAAATATTATATATTAATTCTCCTTCAAATTTTTTATTAGTATCATGTCTCCATTTTTGTAAATAATTACTATCAACAGCCATTACAATTGGTCCATATTTTTTTAAATGATTTTTGAATATTTTATGTATATCAGTAATCTTTAAACTATTATCTTTTTTAAAATAACCACAACCAATTAATTTAAATGGTTGTGGATTTGCAGTGATTGACGTTATATCTCTATTTAATGATTTTTTCTCAGTAATTAGGGATTTATCATCTTTATAAATTAGGGTTTTATCATCTTTAGAAATTGGGGTATAAACATATCGCATATCTTTTTCTAAGAATATTTTACTGTATATCTTATAATAATCATTTAAAGGTTTTTCTATCTTTAGAAATTCTGATAACCATAAACTATTGCCACCTGGTGACTTAGATGATCCAGCAATCAACGAATGTCCATATTGTATTAAGTATTGTACTGATAAATGATTTGTTTCTTTAGAGTTCCACTCAGGTCTTTTTTCATATGGTATATCAGCATTAAAATATAATGGAATGAGATTGTTTATATATATATACGTTTCAATAGCAGCCATTAATGCGTGTATATTACATCTACCATCATGACCTTGATTTCTTACTTTTGTAATACAGCATTTTTTTGTTTTATTATTTTCATTATGCCACGACATTTGTTTATATAATGCAACAATTGTATTTTTATTCGGAGGATTTATTCTACAACCACAATATTGCCCACAATTAATATTGATTGCTCTATTACTTTGTGAACAAATCTTATTATTATTATCTGAACATTTACGCCCTATAATCGCCAATTCACTGCGATTATCAAATGGTTCACATAATTTTTTATCATATTCAATTTTTTGACCACCAATAGAAAATCCTTCACCAGTCATTTGCGCAATGAAAATTCCTATAAAAAAACATAAAATATATATTACTAATTTATTCATTATATATATATATATATATATTAAAAATTTGAAATAAAAGTTTTATCTCAATCAAAAACTCTAAAATATGGACATACTTGGAATTAACCATCAGTGTCCAAAATGTAATATTGAATACAAACCACATTACAGTACAAAAGACCGCGCACGATTTTCACGCAATCTTGTTGAACATTTAATGAAAACTGATAAGAGACCAGAACGTGTCGAATATTACAAATCAAAATATAAAAAAGAATTGGTATATTTTGAACAATTTTGTAGTGGTATTTGTAGTAATCATTGTTGGAAATATTGCACACCAGAAGAACTTGTTCAATATAAATACATAACACCATTGACACTTTCTGCAAAACATGTATATACAGATAAGGGTAGAGAAATACATCCAATAACAAGGGTTTAAAAATTTGAAAATATATTTATATAATTAGTAAAACAAAGATATTCTAGATATGGATTCATTAGATGAATATCGTAAGAAAAAAATACGAGATACTATGAAATTATTCAAAGTAGAAGAAGTACAATCAAGACCCATGGAAGATTTTAATGTATTAATACAAACAGAAACAGGACAAAAATTAATAACATCTGATAATCGTTTAGATCCCGTTATACTTAAAACAATACAGTTATGTGAACGAAAAGTAAATTTAATATTAAATAAACCATGTGAATGGATTAAAAATTATTTAAATTGGTCATTCTTATCAAATGAGTTTGTAAAACTACATCCAGAAAAAGATTTTCGTTTTTTCGTAATATTTTGTATGGATCCAGTTAAATACAAAGAATGTGAATTAGATGATTATAATAGAGGAGATAGTTACTATTTTTATACCTTTGACGAGAAAATTTGAAAATTATTATGATAGATTATACATACTAAAAACGCAATGAGTCGTCAATCACTCAGAAACGCAATCAATCTGTCAAAACAGAATATACCAAAATATCGTGATTTGTCAAATCAGGACATAAAAAACATACAATATGTAGAAGATTGTATAACACGAAACAAAAAAATAAAAAGAATAAAAATATATTTAAAATCATCTATGAAATGTGAACGAGGATCACCAAAAATGAGATATAAATTAAATAATCGTTCAAAATCAATTACAAAAAAAACATTTATTTAGAATCACATAATTGTTTTTGGGGTTGTTTTACAAAAAATATTCCACTAAAATAACTACAAATCATATAACTGTATCCAAAACTCCAATAAACAAAACTCAACGCTACATATACGCCATATAAGTGTAAGAGTATATTGTAAGTTTTATACATCAAATATAAATTATAAATCATTATTACATATAATGATTTTTTTTATGTTCCAAATCTCTTTCTAAACTCTTTGGATCATTTTTATCAATTAAAGTTTGAAATTCATCCATTAATTCTAATATGTTTTCACATTTACGATTATAAAATAAAAACTCTTGCAACATTGCAGTTGTATATTTTTTATGTCTGACAGTTTTGTAAAATTTATCAAAATGTTCGGTTTGTTTGGGTAGTAAACGATTATACATAGTTTTTGTTTGAAAACGGTCTGCATATCCAACTTCTAATTTATAATCAACCCTACAAGAACGAATCATTGCTTCATCTAAAACTTCAGGACGATTTGCAGTGATAAAAATTAATCCACCTTCTAATGATGTAAAACCATCCAAACAATTTAATAAACCTTGTAAAGTAACTCCATTTTTCATACAATCTCCTTCTTTTCTATCACTAAAGACACAATCTATATCTTCAATTACAATTACTTTTTTAGATTTTATTTTATTTTCTTCATCATTAATACTTGAAAATGCGTCCACCATTTTTTGATCAGTCATATCAGTTGATAATGGAATAATATGGACATCACAATCAAAATGTGATGCTATACAATTAATAGTTGTTGTTTTTCCACTACCAGGAACACCATATAAAAATACAACTTGTTTATATGGAACACCAAATTCTAAATAATCTCTTTTTTCAGATTCTGAAAAAAATTTACTAATTGTTTCAATTAATCTTTCTCGTTCATTTTCTTTCAAATATAGTGTATTTAATGGTCTTTTATTTGTAATACTAATTAAATTCCACCAATCATTTTTGTAATAATATATTTTTATTGTATCTTTTGTTTTTTTTTTGTTTTTTTCATCTCGATCTTTTTTTATTTGTTTTGCTTCATCAATAAAATCTATCAAAATTTGTTTATCTGAATGACTTATCTTTAATTCAGTATAAATAATATCAAATGTAACATTACATCCTGCACTCTTTCTTACTTTAATTCGATCTTTTTTAGAATCTAATATATAATCATGTGTACAATATATAGTTTCATCTCGAAAATCAAAATCAATATTTAATTGCCCAGGAACTAATATTTTTGATTTTTTTTCAATCACATCACTATATCTATGAAATCGTTTATAATCAATTTCATTTAAATAATGAAACTCTTTTATTCGATCTTCACATAAAGTATAAATATATTCTAATACTTCAACATAGTATGGTAATATATTTGTTATAGTAATAGTATTCATTTTATATATTTTATGTTTAATGTTTTAAATAATATCTGGATATCCATATATTAATTCATGTGATGATTCTTTTCCCCATAACGGATTTGTTTCAGGTATTTTACCAAAATGAGATTTATTTGTCCTATTTCTTTTATCAAATATAGGTGAATGTGTCCATGGACGAATCAAATCTGATTTACTCCCTATTATTGGATATCCATCTTGTAAATTACCAACAACACGTCCTTCTACTTTAGAAAAATCAAACCGTTCTTTTTGAACAAACTTTTTCCTTTTACGATTATTTGTTTTGAAATTTGCACGAGGTTTTCCCATAATTGATATAATAATATAATGTTTCTTTAAATCATTATATAAATAATTATTTTTTATGTTTTGATTTAGTTTTTTTACTTCTTTTTTTACGAGTTTTTTTTAATTTTTTAGATGATTTACCACCACATTTTTTTAATTTTTTTGTTTTTTTAGATAATTTGCGTCCACCTTTTGTTGGCATAAAAAACACAGATGCATTTGGATTTAATTGTGGTGTTTGAGAACTGGGGGTAGTTGGTTCATCTTCGTCAGTTTTCATTGGTTGTATTGACGAAGATCTTCTCTCTCTCTGTAATTGCTTAGCTCTATCTCTATCCAATTGTATTTTATCTTCCTTTTTTCTAGATATTTCTTGTTTCTTTGCCCTTTCTCTATCTGCCGAAAAACGATCTGTTGTTGGTTCTTCCGGTATTAGTTTTAGTTTTAGTTTACTTGGTTTTTGTTTTTGTTTTCTTATTTTTTTAATAGAAGAACTGGTTACTTTAATTGGTGGTTTTTTAGATGGTTTTTTTGTATTTATTAAAGATCCATCGCAATCAGTAGTATCACAATATTTATCACACACTCTTAACATATTTTCAAAAATATGAATTAATTTCTCATTTGCATTTTCATTATTTTTAACCCACTCATTCAATAATTGAGCATTACGGTTATTTGATCTAGTTCTAGTTGACGTTCTTGCTGTTAAATTATTTCCTGGCCATGGGAACTCTAGATTTTTTCCTTTTAATTGAAAATGACACCCTACTTGTTTAGGACATTTTCCATAACCATCACCAGGACTATATTTTTCATCTTTACATCTACCTGATAAATGAATTGTTAATTTTCCAAAGTTTGATGATTTTTCTTTATTATCGATAAATACATGAGCATGAATATCTTTATTACCAGGATTATCTGCTTTATATTCTATATATATTCCATTCACTTCACCAGCGTTTTTCATAGTTATATATGGATGTTGAATTAATCTATTAAAAAAAGTTATAGTTTTTTCGTCAGATATCTCCATTATATTATCTGGTATTACATCTTTAGATGGTATAGCGGCGACACCTTCCATTATAATATATTATAATATAATATATTAATAATTTTCACTTAAAAAGTGTGTGAATCGTTTATTAACATCACCACGAAAGTATGTTTTAAACTTTTTTTCATTTTGTTCATAAAATTGGATTAATTTTGGATCTATATAATTTTTTTTACATATTACTGATGTGTGATGAAGTTTTTGTGCAACCATATCTACACTTTCCGTTAAATCATTATCATCTAATAATGAACGAATTAATTCAGTATTTGCTCCCCAAGTTCTAAAGTTTTTAGTTGTGTAATTTCCTAATCGTTTTAAATATTCATTCACATCCGTTGATTTTATTTCAACTCCATCATGTACAAATATTCTATCATCGGATTGTTTCTTTTTTTTCTGTGTTAATAAATTATTTCTTATTTTTTTATTTTTCACTACACATGTATTTCTAACTCCTTTTTTACCTATAAAATCTATTAATACTAAGTTCTTTTTTCTTTTTACATGTTTACAAGTTAAAGTGCTAACACCAAAACTATTATTATCACGTGTATAACGATCATTTCCAATTCTAAAATTACAATCCATAATTATTTTTAATATCATTGCTATTTGCTTGTTTTTAGATTTGCCTCTTTTTGAAAAATCTCGTTCTATGTGATTTGTAATTTTATCATAATTTTTACCAAATTTGATTAATTTTTTAAATTTACTATTACATCTTTTTTTTACTACTTTTGGATTATAGATATATTGTGGTCTATCACGATCATCCTTTCCAATTGCTAAAACTTTAGCATTAGGATTTAGATTGATTTTAACATCACGATATGCTGGTGCAATATATACATTTATTTTAGGTTTTTTGATTGATTTGCCCCGCTTATCTGTATAAGTATGAGTATAGTTATTCTTTCGTTTTGTTTTTATTTTACGAATGATATAATTACGCATTAATATAATTAATATTTAAAAAAAACTCTAATATTTAATTATAAAATGGAACGTATAGCAAAAGTCTTAGAACACCTAGATGATATATCAGTCGTTCAAGTATATAGCAATATAGTATATGAAATTATAAATTTAGCTGAATCAAAATGGTTAAAAGAGTTTTATTCAGAATCGCCAAACTGGTTATTGAACTGGAATATTCAAAATAAACGAAAAACTATAGAATGGTGTGATAAAACACTTAAAGAAAAAAAACAACATTTAGACCAAGAATTAGAAGATTATTTTAATATTTTATAATATAAATGAGATTCGTTAACTATGATACATTAATGTATACAATATTATTAACTATAATGTATAAATATGTGACAACACCCGAAAAATCAGTATTGATTAAAAAAAAATAATAGTATTATATAAATGAGTGATTTTTATAGAGACATAATTTCTGTTATCCTTGGAATATTGTTAGTAAATTTATTATGGGGTTCTTTTAATGATTTCATGATTATAAAGTAATCGTTTAGATTTTTAAATAAATATACAATTATTAAATATAAAATGGGAGATAAAGAAACAGTGTTAGACAATCTCAATACAGATTTATCAAAAGAAGAAGAAGATATTGTTGATTCAATTATTAGTGAATTAAATGATGATGAACCTCAAGAACAACAACCTCAGCAGAGACCTCCACCACAGCAGAGACCTCCACCAGGTATGATGCAACGCCAACAAATGCCACCAGGTCAAATGCCACCAGGTATGATGCAACGCCAACAAATGCCTCCAGGACAAATGCCACCAGGTATGATGCAACGCCAACAGATGCCACCAGGACAAATGCCACCAGGAATGATGCAAGGACAACAAATGCCACCAGGTATGATGCCACCAGGTATGGAGAAACCAGATGAAAAATCAGAACCATCTACAATTGATAAATTGAAGCGTGATTTACGTGATCCAGCAATTGTTGCAATTATTTCATTAATATTTATGTTGCCTCAAAGCAACAGTTTGATTACTGGATTGAATATTGGGTTTTTCTTGAATGCAGATAGTTCTGTGAATATGTATGGTTTAATGATTAAAGCGTTAATTGTTGGTATTATTTACTTTCTCCTGAAGAAATATGTTTAAATAAATCATCTATTTTTTTATAACATTTATTTATTGTCACCTCTGATATATTTGATATATCAGATAATTCTGTTTTTGTAATTTCTATATCGTTTAATTTACCATATAACATTATTAAACCACATGCATATGAATCTGGACGAACATCTGATATAGTTTTAAATTCACCATGTAATTGTTTTATTTGAAGTAATTGTGTTTTTGATAAATTTAAACGATTACAAAAACGATCAATAAAATCTTCTGGAACAATTGATTTTGATTCAGAACAACGTTTTTTTCGATTACTTAATTGAATTATTTCTTGAAATAGTTTACATCCCTTAGTCATTACTGGTATTTTAATATAAAACATTTTTGCAATTTCTTTTTGACTTCTTGCTACATTACAATTTTTACAAGCAAAATACAAACATGATGCAATAATTCCTTTTCTATTATTTCCACGTGTTATTTTTGTTGTTGTTATTATTTTATATAATGATTTTGCTTCTGTTTCAATTTTTGAAGGCATATTATTTTTTTTACAAATAGTAGTTAACTCTGTAAATATTTTATAAACACTTCTTTCTTTATATGTCATGCTAGTCCATTCTTGATATCTTTTTACTTGATACATGTTAGGGTCTTTACTATATTGTTTTGATATAACTGAACCAACAGATGAATCTGGTAATAAAATATTAACAGGCATTCCACATCTTGTAGGATCTGTTGATTTTGTATCATCTGCACCATAAAATCTCCATTCAGGTGTATCAATTATATTTGATACAACATTACCACATAAATTACAAACAGTTACATCATTGATGACTCTCTCATTTTCAGATTGATTACAACAAATATCACTACATTTAGGTTTTTCATATGTATCTAAGTGTTCGAATAAACACTCAAAGTCCATATTTTGAGTTTGATTGAAATATAAATTTCAAATTCATAAAGTTAATTATATATATTAATTTGTTTCTAAATATTATCATGTTTTATGAAATCATTCATGGAATATACATATCAGATATAGATACATCTAATGATATAAATCTATACAATCGTTATAATATAACAATTGCAATGAACTGTACACAAACTGGTAATTTTGTAGATTTAGATATTAAAAAAACAAGAATACCATTATCAAGTGATATGAACGTCCATACAGATATAGATTTATTACGAAGAAATATGACTAAAATAGTTGATTATATATACAATAATTTCATAGATCATAATATATTGATAACATGTTATGACGGATTAACAATATCACCTTTAATTATTGCGTTTTTCTTGAATAAATATGGCAATATTCCATTACATGAAGTTAAAAGTGTTTTAAAAAGTAAAAATAGTGATATTAGAATAGATTATGATTTAAATAGATTTATCTAAATTTATTTCTTTTATATATTAAATGTCTGAAGATTCAATGTTGATGTGTTTG